GCCTGGTGCTGTGTAACTTCCGAAAGAAGTATTTCCTCCAGCGGTTCCTACGTTTCCAAATGCAGGGGCTTCGCCAGATGTTCGTGCTGCACCTCCAGCGCCACCTGTGCCTATAGTTACAGTTGTGTTTGCCGTAATAGAAAGAGAGGGTAAATATAAACAGTATCCTGCTCCACCACCACCGCCACCATTACCCTGTGTGCTGTTAATAGCACCAGAGCCACCACCAGCACCTGCTCCTTGAATGTAAACTTCACAGACAAGTGGATTGTTTGAGTCATATCCTGTTGGCAAAGTAAATGTTCCAGAGGATGTAAATGTTACAGATTTACGAGTTACGCCGCCACTGGCGGCTACTAAATTAGATACAGCCATTATGAAATCTCGCTTCCGAATGCACTGAATGACAAGTTAGCAGATGATGCGTATACAGTAATAACATCAGTTGCTGCAAGAGTTACACCAATAGTAATAAAGGTGCTATTGTTTGCTGCAATAGGAGCATCGTATGCAATGTAATGCTCGTTAGCCAGTGTTGCACCTGCTGGGCGAACAGCAATACGATATGTTGCTGCCGTAGCAGCACGGTTACATACAGCAATAGTAGAAACTATGCATTGTGTAGCGCTAGGCACTGTGTCTAGTGTTGTTGCTGTTGTTGCGCTAGGAGCGACTTGTCCTAGTACTTTATATGTTGTTGGCATTTGTTATGCTCCCATTGTCATTAGTGCTGTCGGGGTTGGGTCTACTGCAGGAATAGCAGCGATAGACGCTGAAACTTCTGCATCTGTAGCCATTACTGTTGCTGTTGAGGCAAGGTTGGCTAGGTCACGGGCTTTAGTCATTCAGTTGACTCCTCTACTGGAATTTCTTCTAAACTGACTGTTAAATTTGGAGCCTTATATTCTCCATTTTCAACAGTCCATCCTGGACCAGCAACTTCATTATCTTGAAGAAGAACAGCACTAGGATAATGTGCATCAATAAAATCTTGTTCTGCTTCTATAATGTTTTCAACTACATTGTTATTTATGATTGCATATTTAGACATTGTTTTCTCCTTAACCCCAGTAGTAGATAATGCAATAACCAGCGGCACCAGCGCCACCTGAGCCAGATGTAAGGCTGTAGCCACCACCGCCACCTCCGCCGCCACATCCAGGGTCAGTTGCGGTACCACCATTTTTACTTCCAGTTATAGATAATGAGTCGTTATACCCACTTTGTCCACCAGTAAATCGAGTTCCTGCTGCACCACCGCCAGCGGCTACACCATTATTATTTCCTTTTCCACCAGAACCACCAGCGCCTCGTTGTAATAAAAGAATTTCATTAGAACCCGCACCTGGAAGTGAACCTTGTGTAATGGTTCCGCTAGAACCAATAGTATTAACAGCAGAAAGTCCTCTTCCTTGCAAAATGTTAAATATATTAAAAGTAGTATCTGAAATTGATGATACTCCATCGCCTACAAAAGAAACAATTACTCCTGCAGAACCACGACTTCCACCATAATAAAAAGGAGTTTGTCCAGAATTTATGTTTGCTGAATAACCACTACCTGAACCACCACCTGCACCAGGAGATACATCAGAAGTTGAATATCCTCCAGGTATGTTAAATCCATAAGTATGTACACCTAAACCTTTTAGAGTAGTAGGAGAATTTTGTGTTTGACCAAATGTTCCACCACCACCACCAGGTGCGTAATAAATTGAATCAACATTAGATGCTCCACCAGAAGCACCAACAATTCCATTTTGAGTAGCAGTTCTTGCAGAACCACCAGTGCCACCTGCGCCAATTGTTACTGTAGCATTTGCAGTTAAAGCAACATTTCTATAAACAGTGGTAACACCTGATGCACCGCCAGTACCACCAGTTGATGATTCTGCAGTTGTAGCAGCGCCAGAACCACCGCCTCCTCCACCGCCACAAATTTCAATATCAACAATTAAAGGTTGACCAGCACCGTAGCCAGCAGGAAGTGTGAATGTTCCAGATGATGTAAAGGTTGTAGATTTACGAATTACGCCGCCACTAGCGGCAGGAAATACTGAAATACCCATTACGAAATCTCCACTCCGCTGATGTGGAAGTCAACTGATGTTGAAGACGCACTACCAGCAATAATCTGTGTTGCAGGGATTACTTGCTTTAAGTCAAAAAATGCAGTTGAATTAGCAGCGATAGATACGCTACCTAACAAGTCAATAGCATTGATTGTCATTGATGCTGTTACTGCAGACCCTGTTGGATTACAAATAACAATGTTAGTTACTACTGCAGTAGTTGCAGAAGGTACTGTGTAGAGAGTTGTGCTTGATGTTGCTGCTGCTGTACGAGCCAGCACTTTAGTTGCTGTAGCCATTAGTTACTACCTTTCGTTTAGAGTGCGCCCATAAGAATGAGCGTTAGTTCGTCTTGGACACTGCCTGCACCGTTGAGTACGATGTCTGTTAAACCTGAAATTGTTGTTACTGTTGCACCTGATGCAATAGATGTTGAACCTAAAGTTGGCGCTGAATAGCCAGATACTGTTGACCAAGTAAGACCAGTAGCCGTGCTTGAGTCAGCCTGTAGATACTGTCCGTTAGTTCCTACTGTTAACTTGCCTGGTGTATCTGCGCTAGTAGCAACTAGAATATCGCCCTTAGCGTCAAACAATGAACGAGCAATTGAATCTGCAAGTTCAAAGGCTGTAAAGGTGATAACCTCTAGGATGTCTCCAGCAGCCAATGCTGCTAGTCCCGTGATGCTTGAACCGTTAGTTGCATTGTAATCAGATGTACGAGCAAGAAGTACACCATTAAGATATACCTGCTCCTTACCTACAATGTAGGAAAGTGTTAATCCATTATCATCTGGGCCAGACTCTGATGTTTCTCCGCCTGCTGCTGTGTAGCGGAAGCGGAAAATATCTGCAGTAGATGAAATTGAACCCCACGCAGAACCTGTCCAAGCGAACATCTGATTAGTTGATGAGTTCCAGTAGATAGCACCAGTGATAAGAGCGTTGCCATCGTTGTCTACGGATGGAGCAGTTGACTTAGCACCTAGATAACGGTCATCGAATGAATCATATGAAGCAGCAGCAGCCGTTGCACTTGCTGCAGCAGCGGTAGCAGAACCAGCAACTGTATCTACGTATACCTTAGTAGCGGCATCGTTATTAGATGTAGGTGTTCCCAGTCCAGTAATCTTAAATCCACCAGCAGCAAGATTGCCAAGCAATGTTCCCGTTGTTGCATTCAGATATGTACCAGAAAGGCTAATAGCACCTGTGTTTCCATCCACAGACAAAACTGCATCTGTTGGAGTAAGAAGTTCTTGCCAGTTACCTAGTGTACTAGCAGGTGATGCTGTAAGGATGAAAGACTTGTTAACATCTGTGCGAACTGCAACGTCACCAATTTGTGCAGTCAAAGCCAGCATAGCAGCCTGTGAAACGACTACCGATGTTTCGGTAATTGCTAATGCAGGTAATTGGCTAGTAGGAATTAATCCAGAACCATCTAGAGATGCGATACCACTTACTGCACCCTTTTGAGTTGTGATGTAGTTAAGAGTTACTGCGTCTTGAGCATTGGTTGGGTCAGCAAGACCTGTAATCTTCTGAGCATTAAGAGCCACGGCTGCAGTAGGTGCTGCCATCTGGTCTAAACGAGATGTGCGAACCTGTGTATCAAAGTCTGAGACAGTAGATGCTGTCTGTGTTCCTGTGTGATTAGCGCGAGCCAATGGGTCTACTGCCAACTTGCTAAGGGCAATACCTGCAGATGCGTTGATATCTGCGTTAACGATTGTTCCATCTACCAAATCAGCAGAGGTGATTGTTCCACCCAAGTCCAACTTAGTCTTGGCGATAGCAGCAGTTGCTGACACATCAGCGTTAACGATTGTGCCATCTAGAATCTTGGCAGATGTTACTGCTCCGTCTGCTAGGTCACCAGCGACAATAGTGCCATCGGCAATCTTAGCCGAAGTAATAGCACTGTCAGCAATATCAGCAGTAGCAATCGTTCCGTCAAGAATCTTTGCTGAGGTAATGGCTCCATCTGCGATGTCGCCAGCAACAATTGTTCCGTCTGCAATCTTTGCGCTAGTAACTGCTGAGTCTGCAATCTTTCCTGTAGTTACTGCATTAGATACAATCTTGCCTTCTGTGATTGATAGGTCATCAATCTTGGCTGTACCTACAGCACCTGTTGCAATCTTACCGCTTGTTATAGCAGAGTCTGCGATGTCATCTGTAGCAATAGTCCCATCTGCAATTTTAGCAGAGGTGATTGCACTATCGGCAATCTTTGCAGTAGTTACGTTAGCATCTGTAATCTTTGCAGTTGTTACAGCATTTGACTGGAGCATTGCTGTAGTAATCATGTTTGTGTCGGTTGTCTCTAGGACGTTGGCAATAGTCAACCCGTGAGCAGTTGTCTCATTCTTAATGTGGTTGTTAGCCTCACGGAAGTCCACGGCAATAGCCATGTGACGAACCTTGGCACCTGCTGAGTGAGACTGTCCAGAAACACCTTCTGTACCAGTTCCATCTACACCACGGATAATTGTGATTGTTGTGCTAGAAGGAGAACTAGGAGATACGGCATAGACAATTTCTTCAAGTGCTGTGTCTGGGTCAATGACAAGTGTAAAGCGCTCACCAGAACCAGGAGTAATGCCACCCAGTACGTTTGCTGAGTTGACAGTCATAGTCGTAGCAGTGGCGTTAAGAGCGGTTTGTAAGTATGTCTCTTGTGAGATAGAGGAATAGCGGCGAACTGTCATTTATTAGTACCTCGTATAGTGGATGCGAATTGGGTAAACGTCACGGAGTTTCTTGGTTTCCTCATTTAAGCGTTGCTGATAGAGGGCAAGAAGGAATCTAGTTGTAGAAGCACCAGAGCCATACTGAATCTTGCTGTCGGCTTGGTCTGCTTCTGCAGATGAATAGTTAAGGCGACCTGGGTCAATAAATGATGCTAGGCGGTATGCTGCACCGTAAAGGATTACATCCTTGCAAGATGAAGGTAATCCTGTAACAGACTCAAATGTATCTGTAGATGCTGCAGCAGTTAACGTAGTCGGTTTCTTAGTATAATAAACTTGTACAGTACGACCTGCTTCAATGCGGTCATAGATTGAAATACTGTTAGCGGTTGTAAATGCAGTAGAGTTTGCAAGAGGGTCATGACGCCATCCTTTAATTGGTAGCCACTCGTCTGTAGGTCCTGTGGTCTTCCAAGAAACGTATAGAACTGTTTCTACCTCTGCTGGAATTGAGTATGCTGTCTTAACTGAGTTATAGTTAAATGTGTAAATTCCTACGCCAAACAAGTTAGGAAATACTGCATCAATAGTATCATTGATAGCCTTCTTAACTGCAGCCTTAGGAAATGTTGGAGCAACTGTAACCTTGGTATTTGCTGTATGAGCAGCCTTGTCTGTACCGTGGTATCCACGGCCATAAGGTGCTGCAATTGCAGTTGATGAAACTCGGTCATAAGAATCTAACCAGATTAGTTCATCATCAATTTCGACAACACCTTTGCCAATATTGGTAGTATTACCAAGATTTAAGATAAGACCAGTAGAGGTCACATCTTGTGTGAGGTGCGTAGTACGGTCTTGCCTCAATGTATAGCCTGATAGGTTGAGGATAACCTCATCTACCAAATTGGCGTAGGTGGTTGTCATTTTTGTCCTTTAGGTTAAATTACTTAGTCTTCTTAGTCTTTGAAGTAAAAGGTTCTTTAGCAGCACGTCCAACAGCAAATACAAACTTTGCAAATGGGTCTGTTGTTCCTGACTTCTTAGCCATTGGCTTTGATGACTTACTTGATGTCTTGTTCATTGATGAACGAGCAGCGTCTGCTGACTTGTACTTAGCACCAGAGGACTTAGATGCACTAGAACGTGCTGCATCTGCAGAACCTGACTTTACTACTGCTGCCTTCTTTGCTGCTGCTAAACGCTCAGCACCATACATACGCTTAACACCCTGAACGAAAGATGCATCCTTTGATGTTGCTGCCTTTTTAAGAGAAGCAGTCATTCCTGCCTTTTTGATTGAATTAATTGTTGCCTGGCTTACAGGTGTGTATAGGTTAGAACCCTTAAGTCCCTTACCGCCACCCTTTGGAAGTCCACGCTTAGACTTCATCGCTTGTGCGCGAGCCTCATCTGCTGATTTTGCCATTACCATTTCACCTTATCTGCCCAATATGCGGCACTCATTTTTCCCTTGGATATATTGCTTGCATGTCTTGCTTTGAATGACTTACGACGTGCTGCATATGATGCAGATTCTCCTGCTTTCTTAGGTGAGCCAGAAACGCCTTGCTGTCCAAAACGTATGGTCTTAACCTGGCTACCTACCTTAGCCACAACTACGTGTGACTTAGTAGGGTGACTCGGAGTGCGCTTAGGCTTGTTATAGCCTGCTACTCCTGCCCGTTTTAATCGTGAGTCTTTCATCTGTAACCCTTTGTTTTCTTTGCTATTGCTTTAGGTTGTTTTACAAACTGCTTACCTTTTGCATTACCTTTAGCCTTGGCTTTATTAGTAGCAGCCTTTTCTGCTGGAGTTAATGCACTCCAAGCAGCAGATGGCAAATATCTTTTCTTGCCCTTAGAGGGCTTACCATCTGAGGTCTTCCACTTCTGTGCAGTCCACTTCTTGAGTGACTGCTGAGACTTAGCCAAAGCCATTACTTGTACCCTCCGCCAGCCTTCTTATATTCAACAGCAAGTAGTTGTGCCTTACGCGCAGACCACTCACCAGGGTCACCACCCCTAGAGCCAGCCTTAATCTTCTTAAATAAAGCAGCACGCATACCAGGCTTGGTGTAATTGCCAGCAGCGTTTACCTTAGATTTTGCGGCTTTCTTTTTCATTACTTCTTCTTTGCCTTGATTTGCTTACCAGTCTTGTCATCATAACGACGGCCTTGTAGTAACGCACCAAAGATTTGTCCCTTTTGTGCATCATAATTCTTGTTGGCAGCACGAGCACGAGCATTAGCACCTGGAGTAATGTCAGCACTCTGATTGAATGCTTTCTTCCATGCGCTTGCTGTCTGTCCGACTTCCTTAGCCAAGTTATCTAGATATGAAATTTTCTTTGGCATTACATGCCTCCGAATAGTCCACGCTTTGCAGCCTTCTTCATGGTCTTCTTCTTAGCGGTTTTCTTGACCATCTTCTTACCTGACTTCTTGGCTTCCATCTTGGCTGCCTTCATACCCTTAGCAGTGTATGCGTATTCTTTTCCGTTTACCATTGGCATTATATTGCTCCTACTTCTTTGAGTGTGGCTACTGTTTTCTTTTGAATTGTTCTACTATCACCCATGGTGTTGGCATTAAATGCCTTACCCATGACATCAGAGGCACGACGTGCTTCCTGAATCTTCTTCATTGATGTACCAGCAGGTTGAATACCATCAGCGCGTGCTGCGCGATAAGCATCTAACTCACCGTCCCACTTTTTGTTACTTACCATCTTCTGAGATGATGCATCTCCTGGACTCATTTGAAGTCCAATAACCTTGCACCCAAAGCAACCTTCAACGTCCTCTGGATGGTCTAATCTGTGTCTCATACCGTCTCCACTGTGTATCCTGCAGCCTCAAGGTCTGCTTTCTCCCCTGGGCTGACTTCGTATGAATATCCGCCGATGTAGGCAACCTCTGCCTCTGCAATCTCCTCTGATGAGGGATATCGGAGTTCGTAATACTCGCCGTCTATCTTAAGGACTGTGACGCCTCTTACGAGCCTGTAACGGCTGAATAAGCGACCTTCGCCTGCAGGGCCTTCGCTCACTGTAGGTGTTGTGAATCTATATGCCATTTAGCCTCCTAAGCCGTTTTATGGATAGAGCAGGAGTTACCCCCTGCCCCACCCATCTAATTACTTAGATTATGGACGAACTGATGAAGCAGTTTCGATGCGGTATAGAGCCTCTGGACGGTAGATAGACCAGTTGATGATTCCATGCCAGCCGACTGGACGGAAACGGTTCAACTTGTCAACAACGTTACCAAACTCAATGCCTGGTTCCTTCCATACTGCTTCAGCAAGTGCTTGCTGTCCTAGTACGTAAGTGTTGTAAACGCGTGCCTTTGGAGTAACTGTAAGTGTGTTTGTTCCAACAGTTCCTGAGTTAGCGACAGACACTGTGAATGTAGTGTTTGTTGCACCAACTTCAATTGCTGTAATCAAAGCACCTGAACCTACGTTAGTACCTGAGATTGCATCTCCTACCTCAGCAAGGCCACCGAATGCAGCGTTTGCTGCAACGATAGTAAATGCACCTGATGCGCCTGATACTGCTGATGCAGTAGCAAGTGCTGTTAGCGCCTTACCTGAAACTGTGTTTGTCATGCGTGGTGTCTCGATAAAACGAACACCTTCCCATGCGCCAAGTTCGCCAGCAAGTAGTGGACCAACATTCTGGTACTCATGTGGTGTACGCCAGATGTTGTTACCTGTCTCTGTACGGAGGTCATGTGAAACTTCTGGGTGGATGTATGAAACATACATTCCGCCACGAGTTAGAACATTAGCAGCACGCAACTTTGTTACAGCGTAACGTACGTCGCGTCCCTTGAATGTGTCTGTTGTGTCAATTGTTGACTTAGCAGCAGTTGTTGAAAGTGCTCCACCAGATTCGCGGATAACATTTGTACCTGCATCTAGGATAGCGGCAATACCGTTATCTAGTGTGGTTGCCATGTTGAACGCAACTGCGTTAGCAATCCATGGGTCAACATCAGCAAGAGTCATTAGTGACATCTTACGTGTTGGGAGTACTACGCGACCTAGTTCTGTCTGTGAGACATCTAGAGTTGTTGTTGCTGGTAGTGCTACTGCATCTGGGTCTACAGTCTCAGTGAGTGTTGCACCAGCAATTGTGGTGTCAGCAATATCATTGTGGAACTGGAAACGAATTGAAGAACCGTCGTGAGTTGGGTTTCCGACCTTCTTGTCCGCAATTGCGCGGAACTGTGGTGTAGAACGTAAGTTAATTTCAATTAACTTGTCATACGCCAAGGTTACTAGATTGGAACCTAACCCAGAGGTTGTAGTGGTAAAGACATCAGCCATTTGGCGATATCCCCTTTCTGGTTAGTGTGCGGTTTAGTTACCGCTTAGAATGGAT